GTAAAAGATCGAAGCGGATTATTTAACTACTTTGTAAATAATAAGCTAAAAAACCTTATGGAAAATCTAGGTGAGTTTTAATGAATTTAAGCGTACATGAACAATTAAAAGATATTGAAAAGCAAAAGTCTAAAAAAGAAAAAATAGCTAAACTTAACGAGTATATTAACTCGACCAAAGCTTTGGCTATTATTTTAGACTTAACATTTAATTCTAAGATTAAATGGTTACTTCCTCCTGGAGCTCCTCCATACAATCCTTCTGATCATTTAGATAATCAGAATGTTCTTAAAAATGATGCTCGTAAATTACAATACTTTATAAATACTCGCGAAGGCAATAATATGAAGCCTTTACGACGCGAAACAATGTTTATTGAACTATTAGAATCTGTTAATAAACATGACGCTAAGTTGCTTATTTCTATCAAGGATGGGAAGTTACCCTATAATGGTATCACAAAGAAACTGGTCCAAGAAGCACTCCCAGAACAAACAAAGAACTGGTAAGACATATCGTCGTAAATCTTGGAACGACGATTACGGTGAACATACAATTGAAAGTGTTAGCAAGAAGCAGGTGCTTTCAGAGCGAAAGCGGCGCTTTAAGCAAAACATAAAGCGAGCAATACAAAATGAAGAATACGACGAAATCGAAGACTTCTACGAGTAGAGCTTTTATCATTGGTAATGGTAAATCTCGAGAAGGTTTCGACTTAGAGCAATTACGACCGTATGGAGACATTTACGGGTGTAATGCTCTTTATCGCGATTTTGAACCTGACTGGCTTATTGCAATAGATGATGCAATAACTAAAGAGATTCAAGATAGCGACTTTCCTCAAAATAAATTTATACATCCAATATATGAAGAGCAATTTGAGCATCCTGAATTCAATCCTTTTACAAGATTGCGCTCTAATGCTGGAATGAACGCTATGATGGAAGCACTTAAGCATGGAAAGCGGGAGCTTATATGTTTAGGTTTTGACTTTGTTATTAATAATGAATTATCTGTCAGTAATTTATATGATGGTACAAACGCTTACGGACCTGAAACTCGTACAGCAGTTCAAGATAATTTAAGAAGAGTAAAGTATCTAGATTGGTTTGCTACAAAAAATAATGTGGCAACTATTCGAATGATCTTACCTAAAGTAGATAATCTAAAAGTACATAAAATGAATTCTAAAAATATACGAGGTATGTTTATAGACAATTTAATTGAGTATTTAAATGAAAATTGATCTTTTTAGTACACCTATAACTGTTAATGAATTAAATGAGCAAGTTTTAATTAGTACTAGACGTGCATTAGAAGAATATCTAAAAGATATAAATTATACTACTTTTGATTCTACTACAAAAACAACGTATCAATTAGATAATATTTTTTCAAGACCAGAGTATAATAAATTAAAAAAATCTGTTCTTATATATGTTAACGACTACATTACATCTAATAAAATAGATATAGATATTTCAAACTGTGAATTAGATGGTTGGGTTAATATATCAAATAAATTTGATTATCAAGAATATCATAATCACAGTAATCCAAAAAATATATTAAGCGGTAATATCTTTATTAATAGTGATGAAAAACAGAAATATGGTAGACTAGTTTTTTATAATCCTTTCTCTAATTTAATTCGTTATTCAAGATTAGATTGTAATAATTCTAGTTTTACGGAAAAATATTTTATTAAACCAGAAATAGGAAAAGTGGTTATTTTTCCTTCCTGGCTTAATCATTCTGTTGAACATAATGACTCAGAAGTAACAAGAATAACAATTTCCTTTAATATAAAATTATAAATAAAAATGTCTGATATGGAGAATTGATGCCGACTTACACTTTTCAAGACAAAAAAACTGGCGATACCTGGGAAGAAATCTGTTCCTGGAATGATCGCTGCGCCTTCCTCGAAGAAAATCCTCACATTAAAACTATTATAGTGAAGGCTCCTGCCATGGTAGGAAGTCGATATATTAGTGGCATCAAAAATGATGGAGGATGGAGTGAAAATTTGTCTCGCATAGCTGAAGCACATCCTGGTAGTGCTTTAGCTGCTCAACATGGCCCAAAAGATTCAACGACAGTGAAAACGAGACAAGCTGTAGAAAAATGGAGGAAGCAGACTGGTAAAACATAACTCACGAGAGGTACTAATATGGCCATTGCTGTTGAACTTATTGAACAAGAATTTGATAAAGATATAGAAAAAGCAATTACAAGAGCACAAAGAAAAAGATTAAAAAAACAAAAGTACCAGCAGAAAAAGCAATTGATAGATATAACGACTATTGATCCGCGCACCGAAAATCAAGCAAGAGTGTTTGATTCGTTCGATAGTGGAGATAATTTATTACTTCACGGTGTAGCAGGAACAGGAAAAACATTTGTATCTCTCTATCTCGCATTAGACGATGTGTTTAATGGAGATGATATGAAACGGTCTGTAACAATTATTAGATCAGTAGTTCCAACTCGAGATATGGGTTTCTTACCAGGTAAAGAGACAGAAAAGACAGCTGTATATGAACAACCTTACCAAGCTATTTGTAGAGAGTTAACCAATAGAGGTGATGGCTATGATGTTCTTAAACAGCGAGGTGTAATTAAGTTTACTACTACCTCTTACATTAGGGGATTAACATTAGATAATACTACTCTAGTTGTAGATGAGTGTCAGAATATGACATTTCATGAGCTAGATAGTATCATTACAAGAGTTGGTGAAAATACTAGAATTATATTTTGTGGTGATTTTAGACAGACTGACTTAAATAAACCGCATGACCAATCTGGAATAAAAGAGTTTATGAATATTCTAGGGCGTATGAATGGGTTTAACTCCGTAGAATTTGATTACGATGATATTGTAAGATCAGGTTTGGTTAAAGAATATATTATGGCTAAGGATAAATATGACAATTTATTACCAACGAAACGAGCAGTTTGAAAAACATTATAGTGTTAATGAACTAATTGAATCAGCAACTCCGCAAAACTCAAATTGGTTGAATAGTATTCCGCCAATTCGACGGGGATTTAAAACATTAAAAGAATGGTTTTTATCACCAGACTCATTAGAAGGTGATGGTATCCCTAGCACTATTCGTATGTGCCCAGGTATAAAAGCGTATCTTGATAAATGTATACTTGTTAAATTTTCACACGAGTTACTACTTCAAACAACCTCGCGAGGTCAACTAAAATATCAAATCCCGCAAAATAATAGATGCAATATTGTAGTAGAAATCCATAACCCAGATCAATACAGTTCATCTTCATCTAATTTGTTTAACGATAAAATTAATGTTAAATTCGTTTTACCGTTGAATATACATGTAGATAAAGATAATTATATGATGCCTCAAGTTCCTTATTATCATACAAGTGTGCCTTACGATGTAATGCCAGGTATTATTACAAACCGTAATATAGTTAACGAAACAGCTGTAAATGTTATGTTTCCTAAAATAGATGCTGTATATCATTTCAAACAAGGTGACCCGTTTTGTTACATATATAATTTAAAAGATAATAGAATTAAGCTAAAAGCAAATAATAATAATCTTGCTCGTAAAACCTTCTTAAATAACTTTAATAGAAATAAAAATGTTTAATCATATAAATCCTCCTGAGCTTCAAGAGCTTGAAACTGAAACTATTAATGGAAAAAGATACTACGTCACTCCTAGTGGTAAAAAATATCCTTCTGTAACTACAGTCTCAGGTTTTGCTTCAGCAAAATCTATAGTAGAGTGGCGTAAAAGAGTAGGAGCAGAAAAAGCTAATAAAATATCTACTCAGGCAGCAGTTAGGGGAACAGCTGTACACAAACTATGTGAAGACTATATTAATAATATAGATAATTATAAAGAAAAACATATGCCTGTAAATATACAAGCATTTAATTCCATAAAACCATTACTAGATAAACATTTAAATAATGTAGTTATGCAAGAATGTCCGTTGTATTCTGATTATTTAGAAGTTGGAGGAAGAGTTGATTGTATTGCTGAGTGGGACGGATTGATGTCTGTTATAGACTTTAAAACGTCACGAAAAATAAAAAAGAAAGAATGGATTAAAGGATATATGATGCAAGAATCAGCATATTGTGTCATGTTTGAAGAGCGAACTAAAATACCAATTAGACAAATAGTTACTGTAATTACTGTAGATAATGAAGATCCACAGTTGTTTATAGAAGATAGAGATAATTATATTTGGGATTTTATTGATTTAAGAAAAAAATTTAGAGAAGTTTATGGTAATTAATGTTACAAGATTTTAGTCCTTTACAAGTAGAAAATAAAGAAACATTTATATTATGTGGTCAAATTTGTGATAATATATGTGATAAATTAATAGAAGTATACAATAACAAAACCCCTGATCGAGGCAAAATTGGTACTATGTTAGAGGGTGGAGGTTATGTAAATAGAGTAGATACAACTGTTAAAGATAGTTATGATGTTGCTTTAGATCCAGATGATGTAAGCCCCTATGTTATAGATGTATTTGAGTTAGTAAAGCAGTACATCAGAAAATATGATATTTTAGCTAGTAAATTTCAGAATTATAAAATAAATGAAACGATTAATATTCAAAAATATCCTCCAGACGGAGGGTTTCATCAGCCTCATTATGAAAGAAACTATGAAGGTGAAACTCAAAGACATTTTGTTTTTATGACTTATCTAAACACTATTGAACAAGGTGGAGAAACACATTTTAAATATTATAACGGAGGAGTGCAGCCCAGAAAAGGTTTAACTCTTTTATGGCCTGCAGATTGGACTCATACACATTATAGTATTCCTGCACCTAAAGAAGAAAAAATGATTATAACAGGATGGATTAATTATGAGTCCGGTAATTAATATATTTTCTACACCTATTTTTCACACTAAATTAAATACAATGTGTGACGATAGGATAAAAATGACTCTTGATTTAGTTTCTAATTATGATTATTCGGGAAGAGAGCCTGCGACTCATTCGAGTATATTTCACCACCCCCATCTTCTTGATGTAAAAAGAGAGATACAAGATTTAGTATTAGGATTTGGAAAAAACGTTTTTAATCATTTAATAGACGGGATTGAAATAACAAACTCTTGGTCAAATAATATGTTTAATGGTAAATCAATCGATACACATTTTCATGCTAACAGTTACATTAGCGGGTCTGTTTATCTCTCTCACGGCACACCTATCACATTTTATGATTCTAATGAATTATTTTGTATACAACCAAAATCAATAGAAAATGAATATAAAATTTCACCTTCACCTGGGGACCTAGTATTATTTCCTTCTAAGTTAAAACATGGAGTTCATCAGGAAGAAAATGCTCCTACAAGATATTCTATAGCCTTTAATACTTTTCCAACTAGAAATATCGACGGGGTTAACAGTATAGATTCTTTTGTTAAAGATCCTTATTTTTTGTAGCTCTTACATATTCAATGTAATTATGTAAGCGACCTCTTCTCCATCCGGTAGGAATTTCTCCGTAACATCTTTTCTCTTCTTTTGTGAAAGCATTACAAATCCATATCCACCCACCTTTGTTATTATTATTTACTGATTTAAGAAGTTTAGTCTCTTCAGAATCAGTAACTCCTTCGCGATGGTGTTTATGGTATTTGTAATGCTCTTTTAATTTTTTAGAGACAGTTTCTTTGACATGATCCGGTCTAGGTTTTCCATATTGACTATTGCCTTCTCCAGATGTAGCTTCAGACATTTTACGACGAGTTTCCTCAGATCTGCGAACAGGACCTTTACGCTCAATACGCTTAGTTACCCAGTGATTAGGTTTAGCCTCAGATCTATTATATAACTCACATTTATATTGTTTTTTATACATTTCTGCACGAATCAGTAGCTTCTCAAGCACAGAATTTGACTCAAGAAGCTCAAGATTTCGAGTATTTTGCATAGATTCTTCGAGAATTAGCTGATTTTCATTGGAATTATAATACAAATAAAACATAACTTATTGATATCTAATGAAACCTTTTTTCATAAAACAGTTGCTATTAAAGTATTTAGTTCATATAATATATGTATGTTAAGAGGAGATATAAAAATGGAATTTACTTATTGCGATGATACTTTCAGCGATCTTTTTAAAGATGTAAATGGCTTTCGTCCTAGAGGTTCTTTAATGCAAGAATGGGAAGATCGTACTCCCCGTCAGAAGCAAGAGCTTTGGAATGCTCTTTGTGATGAGCTTGCAGATAACGAGAAAGCTGATCGTAAAGCTGAGGTAGAAGCTATTGAACGCTTCGAAGCTCGTATTCAAGATGTAATTGGTCTTGGTGCTGGTGATCATAAGACAGCTCTTCGTTGGATTTCTTCTCAAGAAACTTTCTATCACGAACAATGTGTAGAGCATTTTGTTTGGGAACAAGGTGTCTTGTTTACAGACTATGGTCGTAAGCTTATTAAAGAGCTTGCTGAAGTAGTAACTTATAAAGAAATGGACTGGGCTGCATAGTGGAGCAAATATATGAATGGGCGTATAATAAATACAATTATACGCCTTTAGAATTTAGAAAAGCGTGTTGTGAGGGGAGATTGTCCGCACATGAATATTACATTGACAAAGGGTACTTCGATGACGATGAACTCAGACAAATGGGAATACCGACTAAAGCATCTTGAATTAACTCATCTTGAGCTTGACTCGCGAATCAAAAAAATGGAACAATTGCATGAAAATGATTTGCTTATTAGACAAATGAAAAAGCAAAAGCTAAAATTAAAAGAGCAGATTGAAAATATCCGAAAAGATTTAGATTTTTAGTAAAAAACAGTTGCACTTTAATTCTATTGAGACTAGTATAAGTTATCAATAGAGGAGATATATTATGGTTGATTTGTACGAAGATATCGATAAGTTAGGTGAAATACTTCAACTTCTAGGTAAGCGCAATGAAGCTGATACCTTCATGGCTTATCATTCTATTTCTGAGCTTCTTAAAAAGAAAGCTAAAATGGTAAATAAATTTGAGCGAGAGCTCGATGCTGAATATGCGATCATTGAAGCTGGTCTTGGAGAAGGGCAGGTAGTATAATGTGGTGGGTTGAAGTAAGGTTCGATATGAAAGGCAGAGAACGTTGGGAGGGCTTGACCTATGATCAAGCTCACTCAGTTTATGGTAAATACTCAGGACGTAAAGCTAATGCTTGGTATGTACGAATGGGTCAAATGGAGGAAACTAATGTTAGCTTATTGCGATAAAATTGCTGACTTAATTCATAAATCTCTATTAAAGTTCGACCCTGATGGTATTGTTGGCTTTGTGAATGGTGTTAGTATGGATCTTCATCCTTCTGATGGATATCTTGTTTCTACTAAAAAAACTATCAAGGTTTCTGATATGAATGGCAAATGGTATAAAATTTCTGTAGAAGAAATAGATGCTAACTAATATAGATAACATATTAGATGCTGATATTGCTCACCCAGTTATTAAGAAGGCAGCTAGAAAACTGAAAAAAGATCAGTACTTCATGCCTTCTGAATTCTTTTTAAAATTAACTCGTCATGACTCAGAAGTTCTTGGTGAAATGGCAGCTATTTTAACTGATGAAGAGATTCCTGATGCACAAAAAGGAGACGAGTATAATAATATTATTTTATTAGCATCTATTCTCTCTATGGCTGAAGGAGTTTATCTTGAAACAGAAGACGATGCTTTTGAAGCTACGAGAATGGCAGCAATAATGTGTATTGCAAATCATTTACATCGTAGAGGACATGTAGCTTGTTATTTTGATAACTTTACATTTGGTCCTGAAGGTTTAGAAAAAGTTATTATGGAGAGAATTAATGAGTAAGCTTGATAAGGTTGTGATAGGTGGAATATATCAATATGTTCATGAGTCAGGTGATATAGTTTACAGAGGAAGTACAACTCATAAAGAAAATCGTTACGGTACTATTTTAGAAAATGTAGATAGTTGGCATCGTCAAGGTGAACGATTTAAAAGTAATTGGAAATATTCTTGGACAGTTTTTAGAAGTAACCTTCGAAGACCGTTTGGTGATAAAGTAACTATTGAATGGTGTGTAGAACCAAAAGAAATGATGTATGGTGAATTACTAGAATTAGAAGGTAACAAAATAAGAGAAGGTCATGATATAGGTCAATGTTATCTTAATCATGATCCTGACCCACTAGCAACTTGGAAAAAATATAACAAAGGATAAAAATGATCCAGGAGACTTATGAATCTGACTTTATTGAAATGGGCTGCAACATTGACTCTAATAGTAGGAGCAACAACCGCAGCACTAAACATATATCCAATGTACATAATTCTGAACACATTTGGCGGGATATTGTGGACTACTGCAGGAATTATTATGAAGGACAAGCCGCTGATAGCGACAAATAGTTGTTTAACTTTAATTTATGGTTTAGGTGCATTATATGCGATTTATATTTGATGTTGACGGTACATTAACTCCTAGTAGACAGCGCATAGATTTAGGCTTCGAAAAATATTTCATGGACTTCTGCGAAGATAATGAAGTATATTTTGTTACTGGATCAGATAGACAAAAGACTTTGGATCAGCTCGGCGTTGAAATATACGACCGAGCTGTTCGTGTATATAATTGTTCAGGTAATAGTGTATGGGAAAAAGATGTCTGTGTGCACGGAAAAACCTGGGTTCCTGAACCTGAAGTCTATGATGAGTTAATCTATCTTATGATGGATACAAAATACCCTTATGAATTTACTGGACGTCATATTGAAGGAAGACCTGGCTGTCTTAACTTTTCTGTAGTTGGACGAAATGCTGATTGGCTTCATAGACAAAAGTATAAAGAGTTTGATAAAAAGAATAATGAACGTGCAATGATGGTAGAACGGTTTAACTCTAAGTTTCCTGACCTTCAAGCTACTATAGGAGGAGAAACTGGTCTTGATATTTTTCCTAAAGGATGGGATAAAAGTCAAATAGCTAAAATGCATTTTGAAGATTGCTCAGATGTTTATTTCTTCGGTGATAAAATGGAAGAAGGAGGTAATGACCTTACTCTTGCTGAAGAAGTAATAAAAAGAGGGGGTCAAGTTTTTGCTGTAACCGATTATATGGATACTTGGGACACTCTCCTAACTCTCAATACTAATTTTGATAAATAACTAAAACTGATTGAAGTTCTAAGATATACTATGGATTTACTAACTTTAATAGTAGAAAGTAGTATGAATGATAGATCCAGTAACAGCAATAGCTGGTGCTACCGCAGCTTATAATGGTATTAAGAAAGCGATTGGCGTCGGCAAAGAATTACATGATATGGCAGGCACATTGAGTCAATGGGCTGGCGCAATGTCTGATTTAGATTTTTCTCATAGTCAGGCAGAAAATCCACCATTGTTCAAGAAAATATTTGGTGCAAGCCAAGTAGAACAATCCGCATTAGAAGCATGGGGACATAAGCAAAAAGCTAAGGAGATGCGTGAGGAGCTTCGTTCTCACATTTCTCTGTTTTATGGACCCTCAGCCTGGGATGAAATAGTACGTATTGAAGGAGATATGCGTAAAAAGCGTAGAGAGCAAGTTTACGCTGCTGAAGAGAGAAAACAAAAAATAATTGAATGGACCGTTGGTTTATTGCTAGCCGTAGCTTTATCAGCAGTATTAGGTTTTATTATTTACATGATAGGATTAGGTAACGGTTCTTGGTAGAGTTAGCGCTATCAATAGTAGCAGCTACTCATATATGGATTAACGGTAGTAACGTTTTAGTTAAAGTGTGTAAATATTATGCCGAACGAGATATAAGTAGATTGTATTATCATTTTCCATACACAGTAACGATAGGTTATGATCAAAGATGTCCTCTAAAAATAAAAGTACCCAAAAAGTAGGGATTATTAAAAGAATATTTAGTGATGAGTATGTGATTACAATATGGATAGAGGGAACAATAGGTAAAGAAAAAAATGTGTTTCACCTATCTGAGCTTAACAAGCTAACAAATACTCACTTAAAAGGTAAAGATATGCAAGGGCATGGCATTGAGTACAAATCAGTCAAGCCTTTTGATTACTTAGTTAAAAAGATTTATTAATGCGTTGGTATGATTATGCAGTATGTATTTGGTTTGCTTGGCAGATAGCCGGAGGGTTATTTTATCTTAATTTAGTGACGATAATTTTTGGAATGATTGGATATAAATTATATGAGGATTACAGAGTCGGAAAGTTCTGAGGATCTAAATAATAGATCTTCAACAGCAATAACGGAAAATTTGCTTAATACTTATTTCTTCAAACAAGTTAAAATTAATATTAACTTGGCTGTTCCCCTCTATCTAATAGCTGCATATGCCTACTATATAGAAGATGATCCTTTAATTTCAGATGACTGTTTCGATTGGTTAGCTAAATTATTAAAAGAGCATTGGGAAGAGATTACTCATTATCATAAAAAATATCTTACTCTCGATGATCTTAATGCCGGGACATTCCTTGGCGAGTACCCTTCAATAGTGAAAGGTGCTGTAAGTGATTTGAGAATAAGTAATGTCTTATGAAGATGATAGTTTAAAAGAATCAGCTAGATTGTTCTGGTTGATAAAGGGTCATTTAAAAACTACGGATGATACTTTAAGAAGTAGTCATAACAGTTATTTTAAACGCCTCTGGGTAGCTGGGTCTAACGGAGCTCCTTTATATGAGTATGAAGATGGTTTTGAAGAAGCTTGGATAGAGTATCAAAACAATGTATCTCACAAAGAAAAGAAATAAATATATTTTATATGATCTTAATGAAAAGATACTAATAATTACATCTCATAAAGGTGTAGTGAAAGAAATAATGGAAGCACAGCGTGATGTTGAAAATAAACAATCAGTATTTAAATCCAGTGATATTGATTCCGGCGAGATATGATTCTTCGCGCTTTCCTGGTAAACCTTTAACTCTCTTAAATAATAAACCAATGGTGTCGATGGTATACGATAAATGTATAGCATCTGGTTTTGATGTGTTTGTAGTTACTGATAGCAGACAAGTATCTCATTGTATACCTTATAAACATGTAATATTTACTGATGATGCTTTTAATGGTACAGAGAGATGTAAGTTAGCATTAGCAAATGAAAAATTAATGCAATATGATACTATTATTAACGTTCAAGGGGACATGCCAGACATTACTCCTGATATTATTCATTCAGTTTATAATTGTTTAAAACAAGGTTGGGATATTGCAACTGCTTATACAGAGATGCCTGAGCATCTTCTCTCTGACCCTAATTCAGTTAAATTAATTCATAATACCTCATTTGCAAACTGGTTTGGAAGAGGAACTAATTATGGTTCTCATCATCTAGGTGTATATGGCTATACTAGAGATATTCTCAAACATTACCCTAAAGAAGAATCTAAGCATGAGAAAATAGAAAAACTCGAGCAACTCCGTTGGCTTGATTCAGGCACAACTATTGGAGTAACTCGAGTCGATTTTAACGGTATTGAGATCAACTCTCCAGAAGATGTTGATCGATGGCATGCTAACCAATCTTCATAAGAAACTGACCTATTCTACCTACAAACGGTAATAGAGCTAAAGCCATTATTAAATTCATTCCTGTATGTGCTACTGCTATTCGTAACGTATCCCCTTTAGGCATACCATCTGATACAAAGAATCCAGCAAGCCATATTGTTCCTGTAGTCCCTATGTTAGCTCCTAACACAGCAGCTACAGCAGCAGGTAAAGGAAGAGCTCCAGATGCTACTAATGCAATAATTGCTGTAGTTGATAATGATGACGATTGCCATAATAAAGTCATGACTATTCCACCGATAAACATATAAATCGGATTACCTAAAAAGAATTGTAGGTGGTCCATATTACCCATTGACTTCATACCTCCTGAGAAAGTTTTGAGGCCAATATAAAAAATCACCAGTCCAACAAGAGCGGTGATTACGGGGTTTCCTAGATCCATTTTCTTTACCTTTTTCCATAGTTTATTTGCTTTATTACTCATTGATACCTCTTAAATAACCAATATAGTAATTTAGGCTGTCTAGTATATAAATTCATAAAACTTTCATATTTCTACTAACTCCTTGTAAACAAATAAAACCTTTTTTCACAAAACAGTTGCATTACGCCTTAGAATATACTATATTATATGTATAGAAAGAAGGAGATATCAAATGATCAAGTCAATCTGGTGCGAAGATGTAACAATACCTGCAGAGATGAAAGCAGGCTCTCGCTTGACTTATAATTATATTTCAGGTGGAAGCTATCCTGATTATAACTTCTCTGAAGTATCATCTTTTATTGCAATTGCTGAGCAATCAGATATTGAACGTGCTGTAGAGTCTCTTTTGACTCAAGCTGATGATCATAACCATGTCTTTATCGAAGGTTTTGATCGTAAAGAAGATGGATCATTTGAAGTCGTATTAGGTTCTTAAGAGGAGATATAGAATGACTGATAGTTTATATATGAATGTTAAAGATGGAATTACATATGAAGAAGCAATGAACTTTAAGTTTATTCCTGTAAGCGCTGAACAAGCTGAGTTAATTACTAGAGCTGATCGTTCACATTTTGATAAATCTGGAATCTATAGAGTGCTTTCAGGTTCTCGTGGAGTTATCGAAGAAGTTGTTCTTCAAGAAGGTAAGCTTGAAATCTTAACTAAAGAAGAAGCTACTCAATGTATGATTGACGATGATATGGATGAAGAAGAAATCCAAGGTGCAAAAGATTATATCGAGGAGTGGTATTATATAGATATTGATCCTGAATTTAGTGGAGCTCTTGTCTATGGTTATACCGAAGAAGATTATGATACTTTTGTACAAGTTATATAATGTCAAAGTATGATAATCGTCATGGAGGTCCTTATGATCGAGGAGGAGCAGACAGCTATTATCGTCGTGGTTTGAGACCTCATTACTTTGTAGGTGATACATATCGATCTGAAGCTGTTATGGAAGATGGTATGACATCTGAAGAAATAGAAGCTTACCTTGCCGGTTACGATGATAACGAAAAAATAGGAAATTATAAAGATTATGGTTAAAACTGTACACTATGTTGGATTTAGAGGAGATGAGTACGTTCGTGCTCATCGCATCTTTGGTAGTCCTGCAATGATTCATAAAGTGTACGACACTCGAGTATTTACTGAAGTAGGTCATGATGATGTAGTTATTTTCGGGCCTAAGTATAAGTATTCAGAATATGTATGGGACGCTAGTGGGGACTGCTAATGGAAGTAGTTTTTTTCGTTTTAATATTTTTTATCGGCGCTGTTGTATTTTTTACCTGGAGTGAATTGCAAGGCGTCGATAAAGTTATGTGGCAAAAAGATACTGAGATGAAACAAAAAGTCCGTAAGCTTGAGTCTGATATTGTAGATTTAAATCGTACTATCAGTGAATTAAAACATGAACTAGCAGAAAGTGAGAAAGAAGATGAACAGCTTTGAAAATTTGGTAATGGAAGATATCTTAAAATGGAAATCACAAAAAGGAATCGATTTTGTTGCTGTTAAAGATTTAATTGAAGCTTATTGGAAGGATTATTTTAATGGACAGCGGCTTGTTGGAAATGAGAATTTTGAATGCATCGGATAAGGCTGCTGAAGCTCGATATCGCGTAGTAGAGTTAGAGAAAACTGTAAGTGAGCTTTGTAAAAAAGTTTCTGAACTAGAAAAAGCTTTGAAAGATAATAATGCAGCTTAATCATTTACATGAACACCAGCATATGTATTTTTATTACTGGGGCCCTCTACTTTGTAGAATTGATATAGATGAGAATCTGTATAATTTTATATCATCTTGTGTAAATAAACCTCAACAAGAAAATAATAGGTTTAAACATAACGTAGATAAGTTAGAAAGAGAGTATGAACTGACCGGTAATGAGAAAATAACATTTAACGAATTATTTTCTCCTTATATCACAAAATATGTTGAAGCACATAATAAAACATGGCAACCTTATGCTAAACCGGTTAAAGATGAATTTGTATGTGCTAATGCATGGATAAACTTTCAAGGAAATAACGAAAGCAGATCTCTTCACACTCACGTAGATAGCGATTTATCATTTGTAATATACTATGATATTCCTGATATTTTAATGAAAGAAGCCTCACTAGCTGAAACTGATGTTGTTCCTGGAGCTATCACTTTTTATAACGAATTACCTAAACCTCCTGAACCTCTATTTAAAAATATTAAATTAATTTCTCATATGCCTAAAATAAAAGAAGCATTTATATTCCCAAGTTCTCTTCCTCACATGGTTAACTCATTTAAATCTGAATGTACAAGAATATCAATTGCAGGTAATTATATAAGGAAATAGAAATGTGGGTACTAATATGGTTAGCAATGGGGAACAGTGCGAATATTGAATATTTTCATGTCGATAGTTATGATAATAAAGATAAATGTATATCAGCTATGAAAAATGCATCTGTTTTAGTTACTAATAAAAATCAAACTATAGATTGTTTATGGGTTTCAGGTTTAAGGACCGCACCAATAGAAAAAGGAGTGCTTGATTAATGAGTGATGATGATTATGAGACTGAAGAGTTATATGATAAAGTTATAGGTATCGCAGGAGAGCTTTGTGCTAAGCATCCTGGATTGGCTGTTGCTGCAGTGCTTAATACTGTATCTTTAACTCTATATAAAACTATTCTTACTCCTGAAGAGTATGAAAATATGATGGCTACTATTGATAGTAATACACATAGAATTAAACCATTGATTAAAACTGAACAGAGAGTGCATTAACTCTCTTGGAGTGACTTATGCCAAATATTACGATAACGACTAGCCCGTCTGGTCGTAGTCCTGAGAATAAATATTTTTTCGGTAATCGAACTCGAAAGTTAGACTTATCTCGTCCAAAATATAACAAGATTGGAAGTGAAGTAGACTTTTGGGAATTCTATGAAGATATGATTGATCAAGAGTACCACCATTATCTTGTGTTCTATTCTGCTGGTAGATGTTTTAGCGTTGAGACTAATGATGACCGGCATGCGCAGTTTGTTCGTAATATGTTTAATGTGATAGATGATGATCCTTTGCATGATTATGCAGATTGGAAGATCATTCATAATACATTACTTGATGTTGAACCAACCATATATGTTCACTTAGATGAAAAGATTATGTTAATTAGTGGTACAACATTCTTAGGTGAAATCAAAAAGGGTGTGTTTGGTATTCTTGGATTTGAACTGCCAGAAGAAGACAAACTACCAATGCACTGTGCAGCATTCACATATAAAGATACAACCAATCTAATGTTTGGTTTGAGCGGAACAGGAAAGACAACTCTGTCTAGTGATCCAGATTATAAACTAATTAGTGATGATGAAGTCTACTGGCACAGCGATGGAATTGGTATGATCGAAACTGGTTGCTATGCTAAGTCAGAAGGTCTGTCACCAGAAACTCATAAGACTATTTTTGATGCTGTTGAATTAGCTAAGAGTAAAGATACTCTAGTAGTTGAGAATCCAGGTGCACCTAATGCTAGATTAAGCTATCCTATAAATTGTGTAGAGAATGCTTATCATACTTCTCAGCAATTCAACCATCCAGATAATATATTCTTTCTTACTATGGATGCTAAAGGCGTCTTTCCTGCTGTTAGTAAGATAAGCGGTGAGACAGTCCGTAAGTTTTTTGAAACCGGATACACAAGTCAGATGCCAGGAACAGAAGCGGGAACTGATGTAATAAAGCCATTATTTAGTCCATGTTATGGATCTCCATTTATGCCCAGACAGGTAAAAGAATACAGTGATATGCTCATGCAGAAAGTAGAGCAAGTTGATTGTAATGTTTATCTAATCAATACAGGAATGGATAAGGATGGAAAAAGATATCCTCTAGAATATACCCGACAATGTATCAAAGACGCTATTCAAAAAACAAGTACAGATGAAAGCGAAACAGTTCTTGGTATATTAGAGGGTCTAATTAATGCGTGAGATGACTCTTGAACAACTTAGAAAAATTCTTACTGATAACAATATTGAGTACTATGTTACTAGTAGCGATAATGGAATTGTAAAAATTAACTTTTTGGTGAAAGATGAAGTTTAAAAATAAAATATATCTTGATTATTCTGATGTCCTTTCAATGTGTCATAACCTTGAAGATATTGCATCTAAATTAAAACCTGATCTAATTGTAGGAATTGTTAGAGGGGGACTGCTCCCTGCTCTTCATTTGTCTCATGCTTTAGAACGTCCTATGGAAACAGTAACATGGCAAACTAGAGATGAATCTCGTCAGCAGTATTGTGACATTATTCAACAAGCAATTGATACAGGAAAGACAGTATTATTTGTAGATGATATTAACGATACAGGACGAACGTTTAAAGATCTAGCAAAAGCATATAATACTAATACTAAACCCGATGTACATTTTATCTCATTAGTAGAGAAGACAGCTTCAAATTTCTTTGGTACAGCTGCACTAACTTTAGACGATCCAAGATGGATTGTATTTCCATGGGAAAAAGATTAATGAATAAGAAAATTATAAAGAAAGATAAGGAAGATGAATAAATGGATTTTAACACTATTCTTAGCTTTAGCACCTCTATCGGTTAACGCTCAAGACCAAACAAAATGGTACCCGTTTTCTTTTCCATGCGGACCATATGAACCTCTACTAAAATTACTAGCAAAGCAACAAGAGTTTCTTTTATTTACCTCTGTGGGACAAGTCTTTGGAGTTGATGGGAAAGTTTATCGTGGTGTAACGATGTTATTTACTAATCAAGACACTGGTAACTGGACATATATTATAAGATGGAATGAAGGGTCTGCATGCATGCTTTCAACAGGTTCAAACTTCAGACCTTATGATGGAGTTATTCCAGATATTAAGAAAGATCTGTAATGAAATATGTAATTGATATTGATGGAACCATATGCGAAGAAATTATCTTAGCAGATGGGAAGAAAGATTATGCTAATCATATTCCTGATATGAAGCGAATAAGAAAAGTAAATCGATTATTTGATCTAGGTCATACGATTAAGTATATGACTGCTAGAGGGTGTGTAAGTGGTATTGACTATTATGATTTAACTAAGAAGCAATTAGATGATTGGGGATGTAAGTATCATGAGCTTAGCGTAGGAGAAAAAGAGAACTACGATGTATGGATAGATGATAAAGCATTCTGGTCAGAGAACTTCTTTAGAGAGACAGGAGCATCATATGAGTGAAAACTATTGCACGACAAAAGGTCTAGGTTGGGCCTTCTTAATTATTATTATTGGAATGGCAGGCCTGCCTATTCTTGGGTCAGCAATCGCTTATCCGGATAACTGTAAACAATCAATTCTCATTCCTTGTCTGGGATTAGAATAATGAATAAGTTTATTGCTGCAATGGATCATAGCGGAGGTTCTACTGGAGGAGTCCTAGAGAGATACGGGCAACAGTATACAGAAGATAATAAGATGGACTTGGTCCATGAGATGCGTCTTCGTATGGTTAACTCTCCTGATTTTACTAGAGATAATATCTGGGCTGCGATACTATACAAAGATACTATCGATAAAGGTATGGTTCCTGTTCTAAAGAATAAAGGAATAGAAGTTATCTGTAAGATTGACTCAGGTTGTGAAGAGGATGGTACTCTAAAAGACTTTGATATTGATGCAATGATTCAGTATTCAGTAAGTAATGGCTGCTATGGTACTAAGATGAGAAGTATTGTAAAGACAGAAAATATTATGATTCCTCTACTAAAACAACAATTCGAATTAGCAAAAGAAATAGCATCTATAGGTCTTGTTCCGATCATTGAACCAGAAGTTCCTATTGATCATCCTAATAAAGCAAATATCGAATCCTGGTTATTAGAATATCTTAAAATACTATTAAGAGATTTTAGTTCGCATTGCATACTTAAATTAACACTCCCTGAGGTGCCAAACTTATATAAAGAATTAGATAGTGAATGGGTAAAACTAGTTGGTCTCAGTGGAGGGTATACAACGAAAGAAGCATGCAGTCGTCTTGCTGTTAACGATAATATGACAGCAAGCTTTTCTAGGGCGCTTAGCGAAGGACTATATATTAGTCAGAGTGATAAAGAATTTAACCAAAAAATATCTGATAATATCAGAGAAATAAACAAAGCAGGGATGTAATGATACTAAGAACAGCATTTATTTTAAGTCTATTAGCCTCACCTTTATTTGCAAATGACAAAGCTTTTAAGAAATGTAAAGCCTGTCACAGTATAGAAGAAGGTGCGAAGAATGGTACTGGTCCGAACCTATGGAACATAATGAATCGCGGTACAGGTGTCAACGAAGACTACAAGTATAGCAAGAAGTTTCTAAAATGGGCTGAAGAGAATCCTGTATGGACTGTAGAGTTGATGGATCAATGGCTTACAAATAGTAAGAAGACAGTGAAAGGCACTAAGATGAATTACAGAGAAAAGAAAGAGAATAAACGTGCAGAAATTATTGAATATCTTCAAAGCATGGGTGAAGAATAATGAATTATAAAAATAAACCTATTGGGTGGGCAACTACCCTTACAGGACTTGCAAGTCTTCCACGAGAGATGTGGGACAGTGTAATGACAATCGAGAACTCTCCGCTTCGGAAACTAGATCCTATGGTAGCACATATGATCTTTCAATGCCTGTTCTTTATTTGGAGTGGCCTGTTTGCTGTAATGGTTGGCAGTTTTATAGCGTTTGGCATTAGCGCAGCAATTCATGTCCTATTGATCACTGGTATTACAATTACGGCTGTAACATTCCGTCAAGCTGAAAACAATCCAGACTCAATTAATAAATTACTACAGTCAGGATCTAAGTATAATGGCCGTTCAGCAGATGGAGAACATTACTGATGAAAGAACAATTAGTCAAAGCAGCACGGATGCATGCCGAAGGTGAACTAGAACGTGCGAAAACTAACATTATGGTTTATATGAACCAGTCAGTTGGTATTGGAGAACATAGCGATATTGTAGAAGCCATTCAAGAAGAATTAGATAAGATGGCAGCAGCGACAGATCGTATTGAAATGCTAGAAAGACACTTCGAATGAAATGAATATTATTGATGCATTCCCATCTCCGATTAGTTACAATAAGAATGTTCTAACGCTAGAACAATCGAAATCTATTGTAAAATTTTGTGATGATCATTCAGAATTATTTCATGAGCATCCTAAACTTAACAGTTATTCACGTACAACATACAGCAATACATCTATAGATTCGAATGCATTGTTTGTTAAAATGTTTGTTGATCTAGTTGATGGTGGATTAGATATTATTGAGAATGTGAATGCATTAGCTAATGAGTACTCTGATAAGATAGGTTCAGTACCTGTTAAATTAACAGATATGCTCATTACTATACAAGACAAAGGAGGTATGGTATTACCTCATCAACACGGAAAAGCTTTGCATTCAGTCGTCTTGTATGCGCATACTTCAGAAGATTCGAATAACATATATTTTTATAATCCTAACCCATATACAAGTCTTAACCATTATACAGAGAATAATAAGTACTCTCATTTATATTACAATTTTAATCCACAGATAGGTGATTGTATTATTTTTCCGGGATGGATGTCTCATGGCACTCATAATGAGATTAATAATATGAACGGTCGTATAGTTCTTAACTTTAACTATACAGATATGTAGAAAGAAGAAAATGAGTGAAATAAGCTCTATTGTTAATATATCAATGTTAGAAGGCGTAAGTAGAAATATGCCTTTTAATACACCTAATGAACAACAATCATTAAAGGGTGCGAGTAATAAGATGCCTTTTAATAATGATTCAACTCAACAAGATTATAAGTCAGAAATCTATTATAATTACAATTCTAGAGGTGAGAGAGTAATGATTCAACAGGTAGGCCAGAAGGTTAATATAACAGTCATATGATAGTAGTAACAGGCATTATAGACGATAAACGTTACGAGAAGACATTCAACTGTGTATTAGATGCTATGGATTATAGAGATCATCTAGATGCACATTATGCCAGGAAAGTAAATATGCGAATCTTTTCGTAATCTAGCAAAGTATAGAGATTCATTGGGATTATCGGTCCCTCCCCAAGAGAATATAGCGTAGCCCCTCTCTCCTAAGTGCTCTCTAGTGGGAAATAGTACTTGCACTACAATCAGTTAGAGTATATAATCATCGTGTAGATGTTAAAGAAAAAAAATACTAACCTATTGATAACTAACGAAACCTTTTAGTTGCACTATGTCTCATAAGATACGATAATAAGTTATCAAATGAGGAGATATACATTATGAAAGTTACAGTATTCCATAAAGACTTCGAAGATAACAGCTTCACTCGCGTTGCAGTAGTTAATGTTCCAGAGACATATGCTGACGATGATTCAGCTGCTCTTGAGTATGCTTATCGTTATACTAATAATGTAGTAGGTAGCTGGTCTATGAAGATTGGTGGCGATGCTAACGATAATGTAGAAGTAACTGCTCCTCTTCATGTAACAGATGATGGCCGTACTATGGGTCTTCGTTCTTCTATGATGGGTGATCGCTTCTATGTTGAAGGTGGTGATGCTTATGAGTGTGCGATGCTTGGGTTCGAGGCTCTTCCAGTATTGGAGGATGTATAATGGGTGCGCTAGTAGGTTGTGCATTGTTCTTTATCGTATTAGTTGTAGTAACAGCAGTCGTTGAGGGCTTCTTTATAAAATGAAATGGTTCTTTCTTGGCATGCTGGTAATGGCTCTTATGGACCATACCGGCTTTATGTCTGGTACGTATCTAATAGAGCTCATACAGAGCATCATACTAGCAATAGCGAATTGGGTAACAACATTATAATGGATGATAATATGACAGATGAGCAGTTGATTAAAGAGTGGCTTGAGAAGAACGAAGTGACAGAGTGTGAACCGTTCGAGCGTACTTGTCCTGAACAGCTGGTGTGGAAGCGTACTAAAGGTACTAAGAAGCAACAGAAGAAGAAGTCCTGAAAGAGGCCGCGTATAAAAAAGTTTCTAGAGAGAGAACCATATACGGGGGGCGATACGCAAAGCTGTCTCTAGTGAGTTTACTTCCCCTATATAAAACGAAACCAAAAGCCGCAGAGAAAATTTGCGCGCGGAAAAATAGGAGTTTACCATCCCCATGTTTTTAGAGTTATACGTCGATTGGCCAATGGTACTATTTTATACTGTAGGTACTATATTTGGCCTCTGGGTAGGTCGTAAGATGAAGAGTGATGAAGTTGTAGAGAATACAATTGACTATCTCATAGAGAATAAACTGGTGCGCTGGAAACAAGATGAAAATGGTGAAATAGAGTTGTTGCAGATAGATGATAAAAGTATTTGAAAACTTACTATCAGCTGAGCTTGCTGATGAGATTGAGAATGAGCTTCTTGGTGGCTCTCATGAATGGTATTTAATGGGTAATGTGACATATGATGATGTACCAGGAGTAGATGATGTACAAGCTGGCTTCAATCATTCACATATTCAATATAGTCAAGTAACTTCCAAAAGAGTATTTCGCTATCTAACTATTCCTTATACAGTAATTGCTAAATTAGATATTAGTGTGTCTAATATAACTCATGGCAGAGCATGGTTGCATTATCCATCTCTTAAACCTGGTACATTTAATAGTATGCATAATGATCAGACCGAACCACATATATCAATTATATACTATGTAAATGATTCAGATGGTGATACTATATTCTTTGATAAAGAGGATAGAGAAACTATCATACACAGGCAGACACCTAAAAAGAATACTGCAGTAATATTCTCTGGTGATATACCGCATTGTTCTTCTACGCCGTCTAAATGGAGAAGTGTATTTAATTTTGTTATAGAGCCTGTAGATTGGCAAAAAGAAGTGCAGAAACTAGTTGCCTTATGATTGAAAAGTTCCGATAATATTATTATAGTAAGTGAGGAGACTATATTATGATATATGCAACTTCGGATAGACCTTATGTAGAGAAGTGTAGAGCTCTTGGTTGGGATGATGATACTACTCAGAAGTATCTAAATTATCGTACTAAACGTTCTAGTACTATTCGTAGAGGTCGTACTGCATTTAAAGATTCTAACCAATCTAAGGTATATAAGTCTGAATACAAATATCATAAGACTCACGGTTATGGTCAGAAGTATAAGACTATCGAAGAATGTGAGAAGTATGTAAAGCGTATTACTAAGTCCAAGCTGTGGGCCGAGCTTTGTGGTGGTGATCGTAAAGTCATTACAGTAGCTAGTTTTAGAGCGCGCCGCTGGGCTGGAATGGCTTACGGCAGTCATATTAACCTCTCTGTATCTGGTTATAATCAATACGTAATACTTCATGAGCTTGCTCACTGTTGCGGTAACATGCATCATGATGTGTCTTTCCGCCGAGACTTAGTGAGACTAATCTCTCGCTTTCTAGGACGCGAACAAGCTAAGCATCTTAAGCAGTGTTTTCTTAGCGACGGTCTTAAGATGACTATTAAGTCTACTGTTAAGGAGCCTGAAGTATGGCTCGCTTCATTTAATAAAATGGCCGCTATGCGGCGCAAGTTGCCTTCGGCAAGTACTGATAATGTTTAATATTGAATATAAAGAAGTAGAAACCATTACGTATGGTGATACTAAGTATCGCTTGGTAGAGTCTGAAAACGGTAAGCGTGTTATTCAATTGTATAGTAATCTCTCTAAGCGATGGAATGTTACTATTAGATATAATGTTGAACGTGAATGGAATAGGATGAAAAAGCTCTATGAAAGTATGGCAAAGCGACGTAATCAAAACTAGGAAGCATTGGGCGGTTGGTACTATATGGAATGTCTTATCGTCTAATAAGAAAGACTCTTATGATATTGAGATGGTTGACAAAGGCTTTACGTGTAGTTGTCCTGCGTTTCGAAAATGTAAGCATATAAAAGAAGTAGAAGAGAGATTTGCTATATGAGCATAGTTCCAATAAAAAATTTAGGTGCTAGTATTGGTCGCACTACTCTTGATGATAGTTTGATTGAAGATCTTATACAGCATTCGGAAAACTTACATAGAAGAGCTAATGGGTCTCTAGCTGGTAAAATTGAAGACGAAAAATTTTATGAAGAAGAAAGTAGAGCATACTTCGAGAAACAATTATTAACTTATGCTGTTAACTTTTATGATGAGTGTGAAAAAGATAAAGGTTTTGTAGTTGATATAGAATTAAAAAAAATGGCTCAGTGGAGATTAGACGCTCTATGGGTTAATAGACAAGAACCTGGCGAGTATAATCCTATACATGAGCATTCTGGTAATATCTCATTTGTTATATACTTGCAAATACCTCACGGTATGTATGAAGAGGTAAATCCAACAAACGGTAGCCCTCCAGGATCTATTTCTTTTCGCTACGGCTCAGATAATAGAATGTATCCAGCATGGCCTGGAACGGATGGGAAGCTTTCTGAAAGATATGTAATATCGGAATTAGAAACGCCGTTGCGACCATTAACTAATCTTGAGCTTAAACCAGAAGTAGGAGAAATGTTTATCTTTCCTTCTTTTTTAGCACACAGTGTAGAAGCTTTTTACAGTCCGGGAACAAGAATATCTGTTTCTGGTAATTTTAGTTTAGATTTTATAAAATGAATGATTTAATATTATTTCCAAGCTTGCCAAGATCAGGCTCTACTCTTTTATCTAGTATACTGAATCAACATCCACAAGTGTATGTTACCCAGACGTCAAATTTTGTTGATGTATTATGGAAAAATAATTCATGCTGGGAAAGTAATACACCTGAATCTAATGTAAGTTATTTTACAAATATAAAAGATGACTATTTAAAACAAATAACTAATTTATATTTTTCTCACTATACAGATAAAGATATAATTGTGGATAAAAGCCGTTATTGGTTTAATCTCAATAATTTACATATGTACTATACAGTGTATGGAAAATATCCTAAAATAATTTGCACTGTAAGAGATAGAGATGAAATAATTAACTCGTTTATTAATGTAGCACAAAAGAGTCTTATTACTTTTAATGGACATCATCAAAGAAATTTAATAGATAAATTTTATAATGAGTATCAACAAATTAAAAAAACTCATTTTAAAGACTGTTTTCACTATATTGAATATAATTCGATTGTAGATGATACTGATAGTGTAATGAAACAGCTTTGTAAATATTTAGAAATATCAGATTTTAAATTTGATTATAATAATGTTGAATCTAATTTAGAAGCAGAGTTAGATAGTATGATAGGATTTAAAAATTTACATTATGTTCGTAATGAGATAAAAAGGAGATAATAATGGCTAAACGAGGAGAGCTAAAACCTGTAGATGCAGATGAGTACCGTATTCGCTCTAATGCGAAGTATTATACTGTAGTTGGATTTAGACCTGGAGAAGGTAGAAAGCTTTTTCAGACGTTTGAGAATTTATTATGGGCTAAAGAATATTGTAAGGAGCTGTTACGTGATGGTTCTTTACGTCTTCGTGCTACAATGATATATGCTGTCGATGAATATGATCGTAATGCATTAGTTGGTACTATGAACTTAGATGAAATTTGGAAAGATGTGGAGGTTAAACGTTATGCGTGAAGAGCTAATTACTAAATTAAAGGAAAATGTTTGTGTAGTTTCTTTCAAGAAGAAAGATGGAACTAATCGTAATATGAAATGCACTCTTAAAGAGAGTGTTGTTCCAAAAGCAACTAAAGAAGATCCTTTATCACAAAAAAAGATTCGTGCTTTAAATGAAGAAGTAGTCCCTGTATGGGATGTTGAGAAAGAAGGTTGGCGTTCTTTTAGAGTTGATTCAGTTATAACAATTGGTATTTGTACTGAAGCATGACTCAGGAGCGTTATTATACGTATATGTTACGGAGGTATAAAGAGCATATGAAAGAACTTAGAGAAGATCGTATGGATGAAAAAAAGCTTAACGTTGCTATCCATCATTATGCAGAAACTCATAGTATGACAAATGAACAAGTACATAATATGATTCAAGAAAGTGCAGCAGCTAAGCAACTAGTAATTAATTACTATTGGGAAAAATTTACTTTATGAGAATTATTGCTGGTCCATGTCAACATGAATCACTTGAGCAGTCATTAGAGATTGCTCGAGTATGTAAATGGGTTTGTGATCAATACGGCTTTGAATATATTTTTAAAGCATCATTCGATAAAGCTAATCGTACTTCTATGAACGGTATTAGAGGTGCTGGACTTATTAATACACTAAACGACTTTAGAAGATTAAAAGATGCAATACCAAATCTTAAAATTCTTACAGATGTACATGATGTAGACCAAATTGAAAAGTTAGAGATGGATGAATTCTGTGGCTTAGTAGATGTATTACAAATTCCAGCTTTCTTATGCCGGCAAACAGATCTTATTCGCAAAGCTTGCGAGACTGATTGTATTGTTAATATTAAGAAAGGCCAGTTTCTTGCACCATGGGACATAAAAGGTATATTATCTAAAACAGAAGGTGCTAAAGAAGTATGGATAACTGAAAGAGGAACTAGTTTTGGTTATAATAATCTTGTTGTCGATTTTAATGGTTTGCAGTACATGCTTGATAACTATAGCGTTCCGATTGTATTTGATGCAACACACTCGTGCCAGAAACCTGGTGGAAGCGGTGAAAGTTCAGGTGGCAATCGTGCTTGGGTCCCAGGGCTCACTCGTGCTGCTTCTGCTTTGGGCATATCTAACTTCTTCTTAGAAGTGCATCCAGATCCAGATAACGCACCCAGTGATGGTCCTAATATGATTAAGTTAGAAAATTTTCAATCAGTAATAGATAGTATAGATAGGTTTAAAAATGAAAGCAGGTAAAGTATGGGGGATGACAGAGCTCGTTGAAGCTAATGGTGCTCTTGAATTTCATCGGATCGAGATGAATAAAGGTGGTGTATGTAGTAAACACTTGCACGAGTTTAAGTGGAATGGTTTTTATGTAGAGTCAGGTCGTATGCTTATTCGTGTATGGCAGAAAGATTATGATTTAGTAGATGAAACTATTCTTGAACCTGGTGATTATACAAAAGTTAAACCTGGAGTCTATCATCAGTTTGAATGTCTTGAAGATGGTGTAGCGTTTGAACTATATTGGGCTGAGTTTAACCATAGCGATATTAAACGTGAAACAGTAGGTTTTTCTCAAAAATAATAGTTGCCTTTTAAGTAAAAGGTATTATATTATATATTATAGATAGAGGAGAATATCAATGAAAAATATTTTAGCTAGTGCAGCATTAGTTGCTTTAACTTCTGGTTGCGTCAATGCGCAGAGTTATACTGAAGTTGTTAAAGGTAATGTCATTGCTGTAGAAAATTTAACTCGTGTAGTTAGCGTTCAAAAACCTCATAGGAGTTGTTATACTGTAGATGTTCCTGTATATGGAAATAGTGGTGGGGGATCTACTAACGATACTATTGTAGGGGCTCTTATAGGTGGAGCTATCGGTAATCAATTTGGTAACGGTAGTGGCAAAGATGCTGCTACAGTGCTAGGTGCTATTGTCGGTGCTGATGTAGCTAATAAGAATAATAGAAATTCTAATGTAGTTGGCTATCGTCAAGAGAATAGATGTACTACTGAATATATTACTGAACTACAAGAGCGTACCGCTGGTTATAAAGTTACTATTGAAGTAGATGGTACTACGTTTACCACTATCTCAAATAGAAAGCATCGTGTAGGTCAAAGAGTAGAAGTTCAAAAACGATACGATTACTAATATTATGAATATTTTTATTTTGGATCGCGACCCGTATAAAGCGGCTCGACAGATGTGTGATAAACATGTAGTAAAGATGGTAACTGAAACCGCTCAGTTACTATCTACATGTCATCGATTACTAGATGGTGATATGTATATTGCTCGAACTAAAATCGGTCGTCGAATAAAGCGCTGGCGCTTGTATGATGATAGAGAGCAATTACTGTACAAAGCCTCTCATATTAATCATCCATGTAATATTTGGTTAAGAGAGACTAAAGGTAACTACGAGTGGACGTTCAATCACTTTATAGGTTTATGTGATGAGTATAAACATAGATATGGACGTGATCATAAAGCAGATACTGATTTCAGATTCTTTCTACATAGATTTCCTGACAACTTAAAAGACGGTTTGAGGACTGAATTTGCTCAGGCAATGCCGGATGAATGTAAGCAAAAAGATGTTGAACTTGCTTACAAAAGATACTATAATATGTATAAAGCAGATATCGCTAAATGGAAATCTGGCTTAGTACCTGAATGGTTTGTAGGAGAGTTAGTATGAGTATGCATATGATTAAAGGTGTTGCGGTTCATGGATCTAAGAAGCGTAAGTCTAAAAAGAAAATTGATATGAAAGAGATGGAAGTAAAAATGCGTCAGTATAATAAAGATATGCGACGTAAAGGACTTCATAGTTGTCAGTTTGAGACTGTAGAAGATTATGTTAATAACCTTACTGGTAAAGTTAAAAAAGTGAAACAGGAGTTTAAGCCTTATGAACCGAAGACAACGGTCAGACGTACAACGCAGGTTATCCCTAGCAAATCGACGGACAGCATACCTGGCGCGGCAGCGCGAAAAGAGCGGCAAGTCTACTCCGGAGACTATGTCGTCGGTATCGCCTCAATGCATAAGTCGAACTTCGTCCCAGTAGGTCGTGGTGATGATCCTAAAGCTTATGCTCAAATGAGACGAAATTAATTTTAGTTTTGTGAAAAAAACAGTTGCACTTTATTCTGAAAGAGTCTATTATATATTATAAGTTGTTAATAAGGAGATACTTATGAATATAGATTTTGATAAAGTCAAAGTTTTAAACGTAGACGGAATTGATATGAAAGATTATCCTAAGTTCTGTGATGCGTATATTGATGAAGCTCTTATTGATGGTGTACGAGCATCAGATGAAGAGTTAGATGTTATTAATGAGAATAGCTACTTTCTAATGGATGCTATTCATAACCATATTAATTGAGGAGAATTAAATATGTCACATCAAGTTGAAACTATGGCTTATGCCGGTGAAGTTCCTTGGCATGGATTAGGTGTTAAAGTTAATGATGATCTCACTGTAGATGAGATGATCGCGGCTGCTGGTCTCGATTGGACCGTTAGTAAGCAGCCTACTTTTTATCGCATTGGCGATGAAGAAATAGCGACAGGTAAGTATGCTCTTATCAGGGATACAGATAAGCAGTTCCTGTCGAATGTCTCCGACGGGTGGGAGCCGTGTCAGAATGTTGATGCGTTTTCTATCTTTGAGGAGTTTGTAGAGCGCAATGAACTAGAAATGCATACAGCAGGTTCATTGAAGGACGGCAGAGTAGTCTGGGGTCTTGCAAAAATGAAAGATCAGTTTGCTTTGTTTAACGATGATGTGACGGAACAGTATCTCCTCCTCGTCAATCCGCACACGTTCGGTAACGGCATTCACGTCCGCTCTACCCCTATTCGAGTTGTTTGTAATAACACTCTATCATTTGCTCTTGGTTCAGCATCTGATGTTAAATCAACTCAGAATCATCGTAAGATGTTTGACGTAGATCAAATGAAGCAAGCTATCGGACTTACTCGTGAGAAGCTTGCTCAGTATGAGACTATGGCTTCATTTCTTGCTAGTAAGCAGTTTAGTGAAGAAAAGTTTAAAGAGTATCTTAACGTTGTATTTCCTAATTTCTCTAAGAAAGAAGGAGCTGAGTTAAATCTTTCTCGTAATGCTAATCGTGCATTAGAGATTGTAGACACTCAACCTGGTGCAGAATTTGGACGAGGCACTTGGTGGCAAGCTTTTAATTCAGTTACTTACTTGACTGATCATGAGCTTGGTCGTAGTCAAGATTCTCGGTTGAACTCTGCTTGGTTAGGAGTTAATAAAGATCGTAAGAATATGGCTTTAGAAAAGGCTGTTGAGTTTGCAGAAGCAGCATAAAATAAACAACATTGTTGTAGTAGGGGGCGGTAGTGCTGGTTGGCTTACCGCTCTTACTGTTCATGCATATCAACCTGATAAAAATATAGTATTAATCGAAAGCGATGATATTGGTATATTAGGTGCAGGTGAAGGAACTATTCCTCATTTCACAGAAGCAATGCTTAATATTTTAAATATTGATTTTACTGATTTAATTAATAACACAAACGGTACAGTAAAAAATTCTATTAAATTTACAGGTTGGAATAAATCTAATATAGATTTTCACCACACGTTTAATGCATTTGGCCCTCTATCTTATAATTCTTATAATGATAAACAAGATCAAACTTCTTTATTAATATCTCATCTATATGCTAATAATGATAATATTATTAATAAAGAAGCCATATCTTCACTAAGTGAAGAAACTAAAGTTCCTATTCTCAAAGATAATCTAGAAAGATTAGCACCATTTGCTGTTCATTTTGACGCTCAGTTGTTAGCAAAATATTTACGTACACTAGCTATAGAAAGAGGTGTAACTAGAGTAGAAGGAATTATTGCATCGTATGATGAGGATAATTCTGGTGATATTACTAATGTAATATTAAAAGATGGTAAAAATATACCATGTGATTTTATATTTGATTGTTCTGGTTTGCATAGACAAATAATTGGTAAGCATTATAACAGTGAATGGATTTCTTATAAGGACAGCTTACCAGTAAATAGAGCATTACCATTCTTTATTAAAACTGATAATGATCATAATCTTCATCCATACACTGAAGCTATTGCAATGAAGTATGGCTGGGTTTGGAAAATTCCTGTACAAGGTAGATATGGTTGTGGTTATGTTTTTGATTCAAATTATTTAACTGATGATCAAGCATTACAAGAAGTAAAAGAATTATTTGGAGAAGATATTACTTCGCCTAGACAATTTTCTTTTGAGGCAGGTAGATATAAAGAGGTGTGGAAAAATAATTGTATAGCTATAGGACTATCACAAGGCTTTATTGAACCGTTAGAAGCCACATCAATATATGTTTCTTGTGTTTCGTTAATTACCGCACTATCAAACTTCTATAAATTAGAAAAGAGAGATCAACTTTTTATAGATGAATACAATAATATATTTGCAAAAAGAATGCAAGAAATATTAGATTTTATCTATTTTCATTACATAACAGATAGAACTGATACTGATTTTTGGAAACACTTTACTATTAGAAATAAAGTTCCTGACTCATTAAAAGAAAAATTATCAACATGGCAAAAAAGATTACCAGTTGAATCTGATTTAAATCATAAAGCAATTTTTGGATTACATAGTTGGTTAATGATTGGTACGGGTAATAATTTTATAAACAAAGACCGTTACCAACAAGAAATATTTGACTATAATAACTTTAATATCAATATCGAAGAGTATAATAAAAGAAAAGAACGTGCTGTTAATGATAGCATATTACACAAAGATTTTTTAAATATATTAAAAAAGTAGTTGCCTTTTATTTCATTTGTTCCTATAATATGGTATAAAATGAAATAAGGATTTATTATGAATAATGTGATATTAACAGATGCCGATGGCGTACTTCTTAACTGGGAGTACGCCTTCGATTGTTGGATGGAAGAGAAAGGTTATACACCTTTAACTCGAGACATCTATGATGTAAATTCTCGATATGGATTAGATAAAGAAGAAAAAGATTTACTAGTGAGGTCTTTTAACGAGTCAGCTGCAATTGGCTTTCTTCCTCCTCTACGTGATGCTATTCATTATGTGCGTAAGCTACATGAAGAGCATGGTTATATTTTTCGAGTAATTACATCGCTTAGTCTCAATAAGCATGCTGGACGTCTTCGTCAGAAGAACTTATTTAAGTTGTTTGGTACTGCTATTGATGACGTTCTGTGCTTGGATACAGGTGCAGATAAAGACGAAGCTTTAGCACCTTATAAAGATTCAGGTATGATTTGGATCGAAGATAAGCCTGAGAATGCTGATCTTGGTGCTGAGCTTGGTCTTACATCTTATTTGATTGAACATAAACATAATATGAATCATGATAACAATGATGTTACTATCGTAAAGAACTGGAAAGAGCTTTATGAGTTGATCTCCTAGTATGGTAAAAATACCATACTTTTTATTTATTTTTTAGTTTCAGGGAAAAAATAAACCTATACTACTAAATAAAATTGTTAACGTTGAAGCAACGTAGACGTATTCTGGACCTGGGGGCGGTACCCAGCAGCTCCACCAAGTGTACATTTAATGAGTGTATAGTTGATGGGGCTGAAATAGGATCGACAGGTGCGAAAGTGAAGTGGAGTTAACCGGATGACTGCGTTATTGGTCAACAACTACAAATGCAAACGATAATTTTGCACCATCTGGTTATGCACTAGCTGCATAGGCACAGGGGGAGGCCACTGCCTAGCAACAGAAGTGTGGCGTTCAACTATAAGAGGAGATCATTATGGAAGTTCTAAACAAAGTAAAATCATGGGCAGGTGCTCTAGCTGAGGTTGGTCTTAGCGTAGCAGCTCTTGCAATCATACTAGAAGTCCTAGGTATGGGTAACATGCCATTCATGCCAGAAGGTATGAGCGTAGTAGATAATGTTTCAGCTATGATATCAGGTCTAGGTTCACAAGGTGTGATGGGTTTGATCGCTGTTTGGGTTCTATATGAAATCTGGAATCGTAAATAATAAGAAAGAACGATAAATGAAAGTTTTAACTACAGCTGCAGTTGCAGCTACTTTTTTAACTACTGCAGCTTATGCTGTAGACCTGGGTAACGGATTGACTGTAGGTGGTGAGCTGGATGCTCATTGGGCAGTTGATGCTGAAGCACTGTCAATGACATTAACACCTGAAATTGGTTATAATGCATGGGGTAATGATTTTACTGCGTCTACAGATTTGGATGTATACAAAAATGAAGATGTAGTTATTGGTGATGCATTTGACTCACTAGTAGTTGACTTCAAAGTGACACGTCCATGGATGTCAAATATTGAATTGTATGGGGAAACTTCTTGGGATTTCGATGCTGAAGAGCGTGGAGAGATTTCAGTAGGTGCAACATTCTCATTTTAATTTATAGATAAACAAATGAAAAGGGGCTCAGGCCCCTTTTTTTGTATAAAACAGTTGCCTTCTGTTGTGAATTATATTATTATAATATAACGAGCAGGAGAGAAAAAAATGAAATACTTGGTAAAAGTACTTTCAGCTATTTTAATAGCTGTGTCATCTACTTTTTTATTTGCAACTACTAATATTGTATTAGCAGATGCTGAAAAAAGAGGGATGGATAAAAATGAAATAGAGTGTCTTGCACTTAATATCTATTTCGAAACTAGCGCAGTATCTTTAGCAGACGCAATTGCAGTTTCAGATGTTGTAATGAATAGAATCAACTCAACACGTTACCCTGATACTGTTTGTGAAGTAGTGAAGCAAGGGCATAAACATCCTAACGGTGCAATGAAGAGACATCAATGTCAGTTTAGTTGGTATTGTGATGGTAAATCCGATACACCAAATAATTATGAAGCTTGGGAAAGATCTAGAACAGTAGCTTATGATATGTATATAAACAAAACATATATTGGTATTACTGAAGGCTCTACCCATTATCATGCTAACTATGTTTCACCAGCTTGGGCTAAGCAATTACAAAGAATTACTCGAGTAGGTTCTCATATCTTTTATAGGCAGAATTAATGAAGTATGTTTTAGTGACTGGAGGATTTGATCCTCTGCATTCTGGTCATATTGAATATTTTAAAGCAGCGAAAAATCTAGGACATAAACTTATTGTAGGTTTAAACTCAGATGAATGGTTAACAAGAAAAAAAGGTAAACCTTTCTTGCCGTTTGAAGAAAGAGCAGCTATAATAAAAGAATTACAGATGGTTGATGAAGTCATCAAGTTCATTGATAAAGATGATACAGCTTGTAATGCTATCTATAAAGCTCTAACTATAGCAGGAAGTCATAATGATGTTATTTTTGCTAATGGTGGAGATAGAGAAAATAATAATACACCTGAATATAAATTATACAAAAATACATACGGTTTGAAATTTGCTTGGGGTGTTGGTGGTAACGATAAAATTAATTCGTCTAGCTGGATTTTAGATGAATGGAAAACTCAAAAGACTGAGCGTGATTGGGGTTACTGGAGAGTATTAGACGATAAGCAACCTGATGTAGGTATTAAAGTAAAAGAATTAGTTATTGAACCAGGTTGTAACTTAAGTGATCAAAAGCATTACAGTCGTTCAGAGCACTGGTATATTCTTGAAGGCGATTTACAAATCGATTTAGAATATCCAAATGGGGAATGGCAAATACAGATGTTATCTCAACATACTACATTTGTAATACCTCAAGGCACATGGCATAAAACAACTAATATAGGTAAAACAAAAGCTCACATTCTCGAAGTTCAATATGGAGAGAAATGTGTAGAGGAGGATATAGAGCGTAGAAATGGTTGAAATAATGAACACACAAGCTTTTTCAATGAAAATTGAACAAGTTGTTAAAGATAAAAGAATAGGTTATTTCGATGCTGTATTATGGTATTGTGAGCAAAACGAAATAGAAATTGAAACAGGTGCTAAACTAATTAACACTATTATAAAGAAAAAGATAGAAGCAGAAGCTTCTGATGCTAATCTACTAAAAGAAAAGTCAGCTAAGTTGCCTGTATAATGAATAATATATACGAAGGTCTGAATGCTTATAAAACTTATCTAGCGATCAGAAACCACTTCAATACTGATTATGATTATTTTAAATATAAAGGAAAGTTGAAAGTATCAAATGACAGTTTCCTTAAAAGACGTGACAAATTTTTCTTCGCTAAGCTGGAGCGAAATTATCGCAATAACGAGCTCGTCTATTTCTTTGTCGCTAATTTTCTTGATAATGATAGTAGTTGGTCTGGTTCTTTGGTTGGATCAGAGAGCGAAAAAAAATATTTAGAATGGCGTAAACGTATTGAAAGTTTGAAGTACATCTTTAAGACGGAGTGTGAAAAAATACAAAATGAAATCGATTATAAAGATATTAACTTCGACGAGTTTTTTAGAGTTTTGGACTCCAATCATCCTCGTCTTCTTAATTGGCAACTTGGTAGCCATATTAGTCTTGAGACATTTACTATCATGGATGGGATATTAAATTTCACAAAACAGTGGAACTCTCACCTAAAAGATGATATAATGTATTATACAGTTAGAGATAAATCTAGCAAGTATAAACCTTTCTTACAAGTTGACCTACAAGCTTATAGAAAGATTATGAAGAATGTATTTACTAGCTAAATACTATTATATTATGATTATTGTGGATAAGAAACTATACATCGCATATATGGAGAATACATATGACAAGTTCATTCGCAGAGCTTAAATCAGCTCGAAAGACTTCACTCGAAGCACTTATTTCAGAAACTAATAAACTAAACAGTAATGAAGGTACTGCACGTTCAGTAGATGATCGCTGGTGGAAACCTGAAGTAGATAAAGCAGGTAATGGCTATGCTGTTATTCGTTTTCTACCTGCACCTGAAGGTGAAGATATGCCTTGGGTGCGTATCTTTAATCATGGTTTTCAAGGACCAGGTGGTTGGTATATTGAAGACTCTTTAACCACTCTTAATAAAAAAGATCCTGTATCTGAACATAATTCTATGCTTTGGAATTCAGGTATTGAATCTAATAAAGATGTTGTACGTAAACAGAAACGTCGATTGAATTATTATGCTAACATTTATGTTGTAAAAGATCCTTCTAATCCAGCTAATGAAGGTAAAGTGTTTCTTTACAAGTTCGGAAAGAAAATCTTTGACAAGCTTAATGAAGCAATGAACCCTGAGTTTGAAGATGAGTCACCAATGAATCCTTTTGATCTATGGGAAGGTGCTAACTTTAAGCTTAAAATTCGTCAGGTAGAAGGGTATCGTAATTATGATAAGTCAGAGTTTGACTCATCATCCGCATTACTTGATGATGACGATACTATGGAAAAAGTATGGAAGTCAGAAAACTCTCTACAAGAGTTTCTAGATCCTAAAAACTTTAAGTCATATGATGAGCTTAAAGCTAAACTAAATCGCGTACTTGGTCTTGATGGATCATCTGGTAGTACAACTAAAGCAGATGAAATTGAAATCGAAAGTGCTCCAGCTCAAAAAGCTGCTCCTGCACCTTCATTCACATCTAAGACTGATGACGATGATGACGACAGTATGTCTTTCTTTGAAAAGTTAGCTGCTGACGACTAAAAAATCCTATGTATGGAAGTGGCCCTCTAACATAGGTCGGTAAAAGCACTGGTACCGGATAACCCAGTCGGTTGCTGCATACGTGAAATGCAGATAGAAAGAGGGGCACCTAGGAAGGCCCCTCTTTTGATTTATGCAAAACGACTCATAGCAGCTGAAGTATAACTTGTATCAACTCTTACATTTCTAGCAGCTGCTGTTCTTGCTGCACCGCTACCTCTACCTGCAATCATTTGACTATTATCAATATTATTAACTACAGTAGTAACTGGTACGTTAATTTGATTTGACATCGTTGCTAAACTCATTGCTGAAGGTGTAACTGTTGGTTTATCTATGGTATCTAAAGAAGCAATAGCAGGTGCACTAGGTAATGAACCTATCTCAAATTCTCCAGCAGGTAGCGGGGCAGTTCTAAATACAGTACCTCCAAGAGTTAC